GCCGGTAATACGACTCACTATAGGGAGACGCGTGTTTTTTTTTTTTTTTTTGAAGTTGTTTATATAAAGTTAAGAGTTAACATCTATGGGATCAGGCCACCAAAATATCGAATAAAAGATATTATGCATCAATTATTCTATTTTGGTCTGATAACAACCATAGAATTGCTCCCAGGCAGTGGGGACTTTGTCGAGACCCACGGCAACAAGGGCAGCATTTGTTTCGCGTCTAAACGCCTCATATTCCAGCTTTCCATAGAAGAACATAAACCATGAAGCATCATTAATGTTCGAGTACAATTGAGGGACAATTTCTTGTCGATCTTTTGCTCGAACCCAATTCAGCATTTCATAAACAGTGTCCTTTGACATCAAAGGGACACGAATACGTCCTTCAAACATTCCAGTCTTTCGCTTTAGGAAGGTGAAATCAGACATAGGTCTAATTGCAACTCCTTCAGCATTTTTCTCTGCAGGGGTGTACTTAATACCGTGCTTAGCAAAGAAGTCAGCAACGGTAAGAAAGTTAAATCGATCTTGATATTCCTTTCGCACAGTGTTCATATTGTCATCTCCGTATACAGTTGGGCATACATTGGTTGAAAATAATCTCGGTTTTAGTTCTTTCACAAGTGAATAAAACGCAGTTCCAAGATATATCATATTAACCATCGAGTTCAAAATCACAGTCAACGAACAGCCAGAAGGCATTCCTTGATGGGTTTGATAACCTAAATTCATCACTATTTGATAAGTGTGAATTATCTCATCAGCAATCAATCTTCGCATTTTTCGGCAAGTTGCAGCATCAAAATGATACAACTTTCCTCCGATCACGATCTTAATTCCATCTTCCAAATTATCATCATACCAATCAGAAATTCCTTCAACTGATTCGTGGATACACTCTGGTTGAAGAGTGCCGTCATAACATCCAAAGTCGCCATCAAATCCTTCTGATGAAACAGCTTCGCATCTTTTCCACATTCTTTCCCAATCATAAGATTCACAGTCCATTCCTAC